GCTACACTGACATTATCATTTATAAAAGAACGCTTTTTATTAGAATTAATTTTATTATAACCAGTATCGCTACCACTTGTTGAACCATCTATGTCTCTATCGCGATTTAATTTATTTTTATAAATATTTTTAATATTATTCATATATTTTGCTTTTTCATATTTACTATTTGAAGCTGTACTTATTTTTGATGAACGCGACGAACGCGATGACATAGATATAACATCATCACTTATCTTCTTTTTATTAAATAAATTATCATCTATAAATGTATTTTTATTACTCGGTATATTAAAATTAAAAGAATTTTTAAAACTTTCTTTGTTCAATTCTATTAAATCTTCATTTTTATTATTTAAATTAGATATTAATGACATATTATATATTTATTGATAATCAAATGTTTATATATTTACAATAATTTATATAATAAATATAATACGCGCATATTATTTTCTTGCTATAAATTCAAACCATTTCTTAAAAAATACCCTTCCTGTTTTATAAATATATTCGGGATGAAATTGCATCCCTAGTATTCTCTTTTTATCATTATATATCATAACTATCTTTTCATTTAGTTTCTTTATAATTTTGTACTTTTTATTTATATTTATTACATAATCTTGATGATAATAAACATAATCCAATCTTTTAACTTTAAAAGGATATGTTATTTTAACTTTTTTAACATATTTTTTCATGCCATGTTTAAAACTATTTATATTAGCTCTTTTACTATTTTTAATAGCCAAATATTGTAGCCCATAACATATAGCGAGTATTGGTATATTGTATTTAAATATTATATCGGGAACTTTTGGTGATGCTTTTTTTAATATAAAAAAATCCGAACCACTTACTATAATCCCTGATATATTTTTATTTTCCAGTATTTTTTTAATACCTCCTGTGTCATGATATCGTTTAATATATAATTTGGCATTTTTACCTATTGCTTTTTTATATAGCAAATGTTGTTTTTTCCAATTCCAATCATTGCTATACATAGAAATCAAAAGAATATTCATTTTAATATAAGCAATTATAATTTTCTAATGATTCGCCTTTAATATTTGTTCTAATATAAGATACCGCCTGTAAACACGAATCGCTTAGGTCGTCTTTTTTTTTATTTTTACTAAATATATCTAATAATCTCTCACTATTTTTAATATAGTATTCGCATATCTCAATACTTAATTTTTTATTTAATATATATTTACCTCTTTTAAAATTTTTAGTATTTTTTTTTTCTTCCTCTATATTTTTATCAATATGTGATACAAAATCGTGCGTTTTCATTTTTAAAGAAGCATTAACAAGTACCACATTCTCAACTATGCCATCCCAATGTTTTAATAAACTAAAATAATTATATATAATATGCTGTATAGTTTTCATAATACCATTTAAATTTGAAGGCTGATTTTCTATTAAAACATAATTCACTATATTAATATTATTCTCCTTTAAAAATCCTATTATAATATCCATCTCATTATAAATGCGTGTAGATATGTCTTCAATTCCTTTAATTTCCTTCTTAGTATCAGCTAATGTAATGATACGCCAATCTATTATTTCCAACTTATCTGTTTTTCTCAATATACAGAGTGCGAGATTTTTAACACCTATGTCAAAACTTACATATATCATATTTATTATATTATTAATATCTTCTATTTAAACCTTTATACTTTTTACCATATGCGATATTATATTTTTATTAAACTCTTTTACATTATTATATTTAATTAATATAATAATATCCCTCCAAAATGTATCATTAATATAACTGGAATTATATTTATTAATATTTTTATGTTTTTTATACAACCATTTATATATTTTCTCTTGCTTTTCTTGATTATATGTATGTGGAATATTATGCATTTTTCGCGCCTCCGTCAATTTTTTTATAAACTTTTTTAAATCACTACATTTTAAATAATTTTCAGATAGTCCATCCCATAAATTATTAAACTTAATATAGTTATATGAAGGGCATAGCAAAAAATTGTTATGATAATCTATAAATGTTGGATTATTGTCTATTATCAATAGACGCTTCGATATATCGTGATTTTTATTAACTTTCATAGTTTTTTTAATCATAGGCATTATTTTTTCAACTGATTTTTTAATGTTACCATCCTTATCTAGTATACAATTATCTCTTGTAAATATTGGTCTATTAAATTTAATATTATTTTCCTTTTCTATAATATTTATTTCTTTAATAGCCCATTCTTTTTCAGAAGCAGTATAAACAAAAATATAGCTATGTGGATATATTTTCTTTATCATAGTCATGAAAACATTAAAATAAGGTCTTATTAACAGAGATTTCTTATTATAACTATTTTTTAATATTGTCTCGCATTTTGCTTTCTCTGTTCTAAATATTTTTATTTTATTCTTCATTATATTTTGTATATTATAGATATCACATTGATAACTACAATCTCCTATTATCGTACCATCCAAATCTATTATGAATACATATGGTTCCATAAAGTCTATTATATTATATTATTAATATAATAGAAAATATATGATTAATAATAATATTTTTTTCTTTGGAGGTAAAGAATTAATTATTGATGATGAAAAATTTTATACAAATAATATAGTTATATCGGAAAATAATAAATCTCAAACATTATTTAATAATAATATAGATGATTATATAAATAACAAATATAATATTGAAAAAAGAATTTTATATTATAATTATATTTATAAAAAATTATTACATATATCTAAGAATAAATGTCTTGAAAATAAAAAGTTTGATAATAAATATAGCGGTTATACTATTGCTGACAAAATTAATTTAATTAAAGTTATAGGTACTGAAAGTTCTTATGGGGTTATATATATAACAAAAATTAAAAATGTCATAGGGACTTATCCAATAGTTTCAAAAATACTTATATCTAATAAAGCTAATTTAAATGAGATAAAATTAAATTTAGCTATTACAAAAAAACTACTATTAAAGAAACTTACTAAACATTTTCTACTAACTTACAAAGTTATTAGTTGTAATAAGATTAAAGATAATTTGCCTACTAAAATAAATAATAATAAATATCACATTATTTTAAATGAATTAGCACATGGAGATCTTAAACAATTATTTACTATTAAAAATGTTGTTGAAAATAATAAACTTGTATATAATATTTTTATTCAAGTTATGTTATCAATACTTACTTTTCATAACATAGGATATATACACAGAGATTGTCATTATGGTAATTTTTTATATCATCGCGTTAATGATGTAGGATATTATCATTACATAATATATAATAATGACTACTATTTAAAAAGTTGCGAGTATAATATATTAATATATGATTTTGGTTTATCAAAAAAACATAATTATAGTAAAAAATATAATCTAACCCTATTCAAAGACTATTATAGAATATATCACGCTTTTTTAAATAAGAGTTTTTTCATTAATCACAATGATGTATGGAATAAAAAAGAGCAGATATCAGTTGAAGTATCATTATATGCTAAAAAATTTATATCATTATTGTATAATATGCGTGAAAATATTAACTACGAAGATGTAATAAATAAATACTTTTTACCATATTTTATTGAAAATAACAGCGAAATATTTTCTAATAAAAAACCTATCAACGCAAAAATAATAAATAAAAATAACCCTTTTATAATAAATAAGCATAAAATATAATTAATTATTTTTGCTTGCTTCTATGAGTTTATTTGTATCATTAATCATTTTATTTCTTCGTTTTTCTATATATTTTGACATACTTTCAAATCCCGAATATATAAAATTATTTAGAACATCATCTGTAAGTGTCATTATTATTCCCTTATTTTTAAATTCAAAATTCATTAATTTTATATCAGGATAATTATCTGGAATATAATAATAATCTATATTATCATCATCTATATGGTCTTCCATCACTATTTTAACACGTTTTTGCTCATATATATTTATCAATTGTTTTAATAAATATAATACACTAATCTTAGGCTTAGGGATATTAATATCATCGCATTTTTTATGATAACTTTTATGTATTAAAAGTCCTAATATATTATCATAAGGTACATTTTTGAATATATTAATTGGCAAATTATTAGTTAATCCACCATCATAATAATAATCATCGCCAATTTTTGTAGGTTTAAAAAGTAGAGGTATTGACATTGATGCCGAACAAGCTTTAAAAACACAAACATCTGGTGTATCCTCTAAGCAAAAAATTTTGTTTTTACATGTATATATATTTGTCGTCGAAACATAATAGTTTACACCGAAACGTTTGGCTAAATATGTAAAAGTAATTTTTTCATCTAGATTCTTATATTTTTTTTCAATTTTGTTTTTCATATGATTAGTCAATAAATCTATATTTGTTAATCCACATTCTGTAATTATTTTTATACAATTTTTATAAGGAATATTACATAATTTGTTGTCATTAATAGAAGTCTTAACAATATCCTCTATATCTTCTATATCTAATTTAAATGCTATAGCTAATCCAATAAATGCGCCAATAGAAGTTCCTGAAATATGTGTAATGTTTTTATGTAAATTTTCTAAATATAAATATCTTAAAGCACCTATATATACAGCACCTCTCATTCCACCTCCCGATATAACTAAATGTGTAATATTTAAATCTCCCATATCAGTTATTGATATAATTAATATTATTTTACTTATATATTAGAACTATATTCATTTACATTTACATTATAATATTTTAATGCTTCGAGAGCAGAATTGTTTTCAGCTTCTTTTTTATTTTTGCCCGTTGACGTAGCTATAATAGTTCCATTCCTGTCTTTTACACAATACGTAAATAATCTATTATTATCTTTTATATTAACTGCTAATTCCTTAAATTGTGGCATATCTTGTAAATAATGCTGCATATAAGATACTAGCATATCTTTATAATTATTCTTAATTCTAATTAATTCACTAAAATCTATATAATTTTCTATAATATATATTATCCATGATTCAACTATGAAATATCCTGCTCCAGAATAAGGTGAAATTTTAATATTTTTAGGCAAAGAAACTTCATCTTCTTCCGTTTGAAAGTCTGTATAAACGGCGCCTATAAAAGCTTCAAATATATCCTCCATAATCTTATAATTAGTTCTCCCATTTGATTCTTCTACCTGTTTAGATATTATAGCATATTTTGGAAAACCTATTTTATCTGATAAATAACCTAACATTTTTCCGTTTACAATTTTAGTTCTTATTTTAGATAAGAAACCTTCACTTTGATCTGGAAATCTATTATATAAATAGCTCGCAACTATCATTCCAAGCAATGAATCTCCTAAAAATTCTAATCTTTCATAAGAAACATCTTGGAGTGGCAAGCAATCTTCGGGGCAATTAATATTACTTTTTTCAAAATCAGTATTTTTCATAGTACAATACGATTTGTGAACAAAAGCTACACGATATAAATTGATATTTTTAAACTCTATACCTTTTAATCCATTATTATCTAATAATCTTCTTAAATCATCGGGTTGAAGTAAAATGTTTTTATTATTATATGGTAAATTTTCACTATCAATATCCTTTGTTTTATTATGGATATTTTCAATTCTTTTCATGGTTTATTATATTTTATAATTATATATTATCATTTTTTTCTTTTATACATTAATATTTATATATAAATATTAATAGTATATTTCTTTTAAATAGAATAACATATAAATGAGTTATAATGATACAGGAGGTATAGAACCAACTATACAACTTAACTCGGTTGGTATAGGATTTCAATTAGATAATGATGGGAACGCCATAAATCTTGATGGTCTTGATTTAAATAAGAATGAATATTTAGTTGTTGGTGAAAAAACCTATTATCCTCAAGAAACCTCGCAAAATAATACTAAATGGAACTTTATAGTAAATTCTGAAGGTGTCGCTGTTAATACTTCGCGGAGCGCAAGTTCTAATTTTTTAGATTCTCAAACTTCGCTATTTGTTGATAATAATATTTATTGTAGTGGTATTATAAAAGCAAATGGTCTAGAATTAAATAATATAGTAATTAATAATACGGATCCTTTAACAAGTAGTTTAATTAGAGAATTTATTATAAGTGCTAATAAAATATCTGCCAATCAACCCTTTCAAGCTGGTATTGACACAAGTTACGAAGATGTTTATAATTTTAATTATAATATTAAAAATGTTTATTCACCTTCCTTTTTAACTTTAGGCGGATACGTTGATACATATATAAATACTCATCCTTTAAATATTGTTTCTAATGCTAACAATAAAGCCGATAGTCTTCATATATCTATTAGAAATGATGTAAATAATGAAGACGAGCCTTGTAAGTTTTCGATGGGTATTATCGGAGGCTCCAATATATCACCCGCTATAATATCTACAACAAGCGGTATGCCATTAGAATTTCATGTCAGCAAAAATTCATCAGATATAAATAAATTATATGATCAACAATCATTGCCTCAATATATAAATAAAGAGGATTTTCCAGCATTGGCAATAGACTCTAATAATAATGTTGCCGTAGGTATCAATAAAACTACAAAAAAAACATTTACTCGCAAATCATTATATGACGGAATAATTTTTAGCGACGAAATTAATAGCGAAGAAACAAGATTAGAAGTAAATGGAATAGCATCTTTTAATGATATATTAATGTACGATTATTATACTAATACGCAAAAACATTTAGATGAAATATATATCAGAAGTTCAGGGATAAGTGTAATAAATAGTACTCAAATAAAAGAAGGGGATTTTTTAGGCAATAATTATACTTTCAATAATATTAGCATAAAAAACAAGATAAATACTAATCTTATTGATGTAACCGGTAATTTAAATGTTGCTAATATTGTAAATACTAAATCCTTGCTTGTAAATGAAAATGCCAGCTTTAGCGGACATGTAAATTTTGATAATGATGTTAATTTTAATAATGTTGAAAATATAACAATAAATAAATTAAATATTAACAATGATATTTATATTGGCAACAAGAGAATTACACCGATTGATATAAATGACCCTTTTACAGGATATGGTACATATAGTAAAAGCGAAGATGGATCTAACTATTTTTTCGTATATGTTCATAGTAATATTGCTTCTTTGGATGCGAATTGTAATATTAATTTTCCTAAAAAAATGGGTATCGGTCTCCGTCCAACTGATGGATTTGATGGTATTCTAAACATTATAAAAGATACTACAGAAACGAGCAACAATTTTGATATAACTATGAAAAATACTATAGAAAATAAAGATTATATTGCTAATATTGGAAGATTATCCAGATTAGATTATGGCGATAATAGTTTAATCATTAATACTAACAAGGTACCTGAAAAAAACAATAACATATATTTTTATCCATCAACGGATATGTCAGAAATTACAAGTAATTATTATTTGCCGAATATTAGAAATACACCTCCTACATTATCATTAAATAGTAAACGTGTTGCTATAAATAAATATGCCGCGCGCGTTGGATATGAATTAGATATTGAAGGGAAAATAGCCGCAAATAGTTATCATTTAACAATCAACAATGAAATGTATAGAACTAGCTCATTTCTTTATCAACAAAAGAATTTTTTTAACTTATATGATAGTAAAACTGACAAGTTTTGTGTCAATTACAATAATCTAACATCTTATGCTACGAATATGAAAGGTTTCAACGTTAAAGGAGGTATTAATTCTGATAAATACTACCAAAATAATAATGAAATAGAAACATTACAAAAAACTAATACAAATGAAGCTTTTTATACTAATAAAAAAATAGCATTAGGTTGGAATGGTGAAGATGTCAATGTTCCTCTACAAATAAGAAATAATACAACTAATGATAACAATTTTTCGGTAATTAGAATATATAGAGGTGTTAGAGGTGGTGGTGCTAATAATAACGCCGATTATAGCGGTATTGATATTTGTGAATATGATAGATATTTAAATAATGATAGAAATGCCGAAAGATGGTTTATTTATAAAAATCACACATATAATGATTTAAATTCAAGAAATGTTCAAAGAATTGGTCCTCTACAAATTGGTTATATTGATAAAGCCGTTAAGCCCAAGACATATGGTATGTCATTTTATTATGATGCTATTACTTCAAATTATCATATAGATGTTAACAATCCCGAAATTAACTATGATGATAAATCCGCTATGTCAATTTACGGCGATCTTAATGTTCATGGAAATATTAATATTATAGATAATTTTGGATCTAATTATAATTTTAGATTATCAAACTTATCAAATTTAACAAAAATTACTCAATATATTACTACTATTAATAATCCTGTTAATAATAATAATAATA